AGTCAGTGCACCATCCTGGTCATCAATACCAAATCTTTCATATGCACCTTGTGTAAATTGATATCCACTACCATAATCTGCAAGTGGATAAACTATATCTCCATTAAAAAGATTACCACCCCAACTTGCTGATATGTTATCGTAAGATGCGGTATGGTTGTATTGTGTTAATGTAGTTAAATCAGTTAAATATTTTCTATTAATATCTCTACCAAATGAAGATAAACTACCATATATTGTAATCTCATAAGACTCAATAAACTTATTTGCTTTTAGATTTACTTTATTCAATTGCAAATAACCATCAGATAGATACACAGAATCAAAATCAAAGTATGCAGGAACCTTTATATTGGTCGCAAATAGAAAAGGTGAGTCAATACTAATATCATAGACATGCTCAAAAAATGCGTTGTTTACTTTCGTTCCAGGTATGCTTATTTGCCTTGTGAAATCAGAAGGTAAAACACCTACATCAAATAGACCTGTAATATTATTTGATAATTGTATATCTTCATCGTCAAATAAATCTAATTGCACAGCAGGGTCTCCTGCCAATAATCTAAAAGTAAATGATTGTGTACTAATTATTCCCATTAGATGATAAGCTTATAAGGTTGTCCATATTGGAAATCAAATTGATATTGTATTAATTTATCTACAACACCTGTTTTGAATACTATATTTTGAGTCGCAATAGTTAATGGTCTTAATAAGCCAGCACTTTCGTCATAAATCCAATAGATTTCGTCTGATACTAATAATTGTTTTATTATATCATTATATGCATCATCTAACCAATTTGAATTTACACTTAATGCTTGTTTTGAATCTACGATATATGCAGAGTTTGCTGTATCGTAATTTTGATATGATAGTGTAGAAGATTCCCAACTACCTAATTGTGGTTGATATGTTCTTCTTTCAGTTTGAAATGATTCTCTACTTACTAAATCAAAATTCATCCAATCAAACTGGCCATATCTATTCTTCCATTTAATTCTTACGTTAGGATATTTTTGTTTGCAAGTTATATTAAATTTAATTGTACTTCCTAATGGAACACTTGCATTCCAAGGTTGTATTGTATACCATTCTAATCCAGTAGTAGTTAATGGAAATCCACTTTCAGATGGGAATAAAGGATATTGAACTATTTGTCCTGATGTTGCAGTAGTTGAACTAATTGCATAAGAACCTACACCTACATTTGAGTTATATAATACTCTTGTTGGTTGTGCTGCGCCTGTTGTACCTGCATATATCCCAGCCGTTCCTTTATTATCTATAAATACAGATTGAGTTGCAGGGCCGTCAGTCATCAAAGGCCAATGTGATGTTTTAGAATATATTTGTTGACCTATTGGTTCTTGAAATATACCATAACCATCCAATGCTTTATATGTTTCTGTTTTAAGATGCGAACCTGTCACAAAAACACCAGCTGACAAATATTGTGTATAAAAGTCAACTGCAAAGTAAACTACATTTGAAGTATTAGCTTGTGCGTAATCTGTTAATGTAGAGTTTATAATTCTATTTAAGTCAAAAATACCTGTGTCAGCACTATTTGCATATTTTACTATTGTATAATTAGAAGTGCTACCTGAGTTGGTTAATGAACCTTGCCAATAATATAATTCACCAATATATTGAAATGAAGCAGATGTAATCAATGCTGCATTAGATTCTACTACCGAAAATATAATCCATATGATTTAATACTTGCTTTAATTTCAGGGTCTTTCATTGCTTTTGCAGCATAGTCAAAATGTTTAGGATATCTTTTCTTTATAGTTGCCGTAGTTCCATTACCTGTACCATAAGGACTATTCCAATACTTACCATATGTTGCACCAGGAGGAGCAAAAAAGAATTTGATATCTACTTCACCTTTTGATTTATAGGTAATCATTCTTTCCGGCGTATTGTATGACCTCAATACATTTCGTAGATTGCCTGTATCCCTAGGTGCAATAGCAGATGCTGCATTTCTAATTGATAATGCAACCTTCTTAATTTCTTGTGGGTGTTTCTTAATCGCAGCCATTTATGTTTGTATAAGAGCTTGATGGGTAAAGGTCAAATAAACATCTTGGTCGAGAGTTAGGTGTAGTTAATGTAAAGGTTGCAACGTGTCCTGCTAAACCATTGTTAAATCGGTCTACGAAGGGTTCACAGACGATTTCTCCATCAATGTCGAATGAAGATACCGAATACTGTGTAAACGAGGTTAAATCGTTTATAATTGCCAATGTGTTTGCTAGTATATCAATGGTATCATCTACTCCATAAAACGGAATATTCTGTGCATTAGTTACAGGATTAGATTCATTGTTTTTATTCTTAACCTTATCTGCAATTACTAATTGTATTTCGTGATTCGTTGTTGAGTCTACTATTCTGCTTGATAATATGTTTACATTACCAAATAGATACATAGGAAACTCTTTATCATCAACACTAGCTATATCACCAGTAGTCACCTTTGTTATTGAAGGGTGATTGGTCATAATAGTCTCAAAGTAATCCAAGACATTGTAGTATAGAGTATAGTTAACTCCCTGATTATATTGTAAATAAGACATATTAAAATTTATTATAATTGAATACCACCAAAGAATTGATTTGTTTGGTCAGGATATATCTGCGTTTGATTACCAACTGATTCTAAATATTGTGGTATTTGATTTGAGTAAGATATCAAATAGTTTTGTAATCTTAAAGCATAATAGTCAGCGTTTGCTTGAGCTTGTTGTTTAAGATAATCTATTTCCAATTTAGAAGGTGCAGTTGCTTGTTCTGATGATTGTTTAACTGCTCCATTAGACTTAAATTGTATAGCACTAAATGGTATGTACTCAACACAGGTATACCAAATCAATGTTGGTTTAATATGGTCGTCTAATAAGTCTTGATAATACACAGATAAGCCACTAACTGTACCTGCAATTATTTGAGCTTGTAAGTAATCGTATAAAACTGTACCTATAAGGTTTTTGATATACTTTACTTGTGCGGTATTCATAAATGGTAATAGAGCATCTGCATCTATTGCACCCTGTAAAGGACTATTCTTTATGATATCGTTTCTTGTTATAAAAAGTGCTGTTGCCATAATGGTTATTTATATATTTCGTATTCTTTACTTAATGATGTCGGCATTCTAAATGTTTCTTCGTCTGCTTTGTTTGGTAATGGTTCTTCAACTGTTTGGTCTTGACCTTCTTCGGTAGTTGCAGGATTTTCTAATGATTCATTTGTTTCATCTTCAACTTGTGCAACTGACTTATCTTGTTCTTCCGCTTGTTGTGAAAGAATTACTAATGGAGTAGATTGTTCAAAGTATAATTCCATATCACTATATCCACCTTCTCTCAATGCCATATCCAATGTATTTAAGATTAGGTTTTGGAATGGAGAGATAGTCATAGATTGCATAATACTAAATGCAGTCATCATCTCTTCTGATTGAGAACTAAATCCGTTGTTTGCAGTTCTAATACCAAACAATAAAGGTGAAGTAATTCTATGTGCAACTAATATTCTATCTTGTGCGTATTCTGCAACGTATTGGAACTTTTCGTGTAAGTTATCGATTTGGATAACATCGATTGTCGGTTTAGTTGTAGGGTCGTCATTGAACGACAACATAAACTTACCAGCGTTTTTAGTACCTGTAAATTTAGCATATAGTAAATCTTCTATTGTTTGTCTTTCTTCTGGTGCTGGTACTCCACTATTCATATTCAACATCACCATTGGTAAGAAACCATTTTCAATATTGTTTAAGTGTAGGTTTGATAATTCACCTTCAACAATTGAATACTGCATTGCAGAAACCCAATCAGGCAAACTATAATAGTACATACTGCATTGCAGAAACCCAATCAGGCAAACTATAATAGTACAAATTTGGAGTATAATTCTTTACCCATAGTATTTCCATCTTTTCTCTCGAAGTCCCAAATGCAGGTATCTTTTTCTTATCTCTTACCTTTCTCTGGTCATTCCAATCTACGCAATAATAATAGTTTTCTATCTTTGGATTATCATAAATCTTTTCAGCACGTAGAGTCTGAATTGGAGTGTGATACATCTTAATTATTTTTGTATGCTCATCATTCCAATATACTTGATATGCTGCATTACCAAATAACTTTAAGTCAAATGATACTCTCTTTGTTTCCTCTTGTGGAATTATCTTTTGTAATGTCTCATTGAATACTTCATTCTTTGAGTATAAACCTTTACCATATATTAAGTCAGCGATACCTTCTACACATGCAGCATTGGTTGTTGATGCATTGTATGCAATATTAACTGCATCAAAGAAGTCGTCATGTCCATAGATACCGAATGGCACCCACACATGACGTGATTTAGTATCCTCTGTAATATAAGGAAGTTGGTTATTAGTTACATTTACAATTGAAAGTTTAGTTTCTTTTTTCATATTAATCTATAATTACATATTCGTTTGTAGAAGGATGGGAAATAAATCCATCATTTTGTGTTTTGTATTCTGGTTTAGCAATACTCTGTGAAGTAAACACTTGCACCGAACCATCATAAATAGTTTTAGTACCATCAGTTATAAATGCTCTATATTCTTCACCTACGATAGCATTACTGATTGATGCAGTGAAACTTAACATACTTTCACAATCATTATAACTTATATTAGTCAATGATGCGGTTGTATTTGTAAGTCTTGTCATATCTTGAAGTGACATCGTAAATGCATTAGAGGTAGTTTGTGATACTCTAATGGTGTAATTATTACTGCCAGACATAAAATAAGTAAGCATTATCTTGTATTAGTTTGTTCTTATCTCTAACAATGAAAATATTAAATATACTCAATAAAAAAACCCCACTCCGAAGAGTAGGGTCTTTATAATATATTGTGATATACTGATTAGCTATTAGTTCCGTACACAACGGTTGGGTTTGAACCTAAACCTGCGAATGGATTTGAAATAGTTGAGCCAGAGATAAATGCTGCTGGTAACTTTTCTTGTCCAGTCATAGTTACTGAATAACCATAAAGGTCACCCATTCCTGCGCCTGTTTGAATTGTACCCGCAGTTAAATCTGCACCTTCTACTTCACCTACTAATAAAGCATCTCCGTTCATTGTGTGTACAACGATTTGAGGTCTACCATACGCCATTAATTTAAGCTGAGTAGTCATTTCGTTTGTCAATTTCTTCAAGTTAAGAACTAATTCTTGTGAGAAGAAAGTTGTTCCGTTTTCACGAGATGTGTTAACTGTTTCAGTATATGCACTAGTACCTTTCAAAGTGTATGCGTATACTGTACTTCCTGAAGGGAATGCAGTTACTTCACCAGCTCCGTTCTTAGTGAAAGAGCCAGTAGTAAAGTTTAAAAAGTATACTGCGGATAAACCACCGATACTATCTTTACATACTTCATTTCTTCCAGCTGATAAATTACAAGCCATATCTGTTAAGTTTTAATTTGTTATTAA